TGTACAAAGGCATCAGGTGCAGAGGGATCTGCGACAATATCAGCTGCAGTTGCCAACATGAAGTCTTCACCAACATAGTTGACACCATTTCGACTCACTAGTGATCCCATACCACGAGAAGATACTCCAAGTGTGACTCCATCATTTAGAAGAGCACCAGCAATACGACCCATTGGTGTTTCTAAAATTTTAGCTTTACCAATGAAGTTAGAACCTTCTTGCTTAAGTGATGTGATTTTATGAGAAACCCTGTCTAGATTGACAGTAGGACCATCGGGATGACCCAATTCTCCCATTGCTCTGTTCTTAGTAATATAACTTTCGTTATATCTTTGAACTTCTTTAGCTAAAATTTTAGACTCATAAATTCTACCGTTACGATTTTTGATATCACCTTGTAGGAATGGACCAGTAATGTGGAATGTCTTCTTACCATTACTCTCTTCGGTGATAACCTGTACGGTTTCGATCTCTTCTCTAATCAGTTTCATCTGTAGGTTCCTATTCTTGTTCTGGTGGTCTTTGCATAGTGACTTGACTTCCATCTGATGGCATGTCAACTACTGGAGCAAAATAATCTCCAGATATACTTGGTTTGATATCACTAATAGCTTGATGAGAACGATTGAGTAGCTCTGAATTTAAAACATCAGTAGCTTCTGCGTTCTTTCCTTGGACAATTAAATCAATTAATTCTGCAACTCTAGACATAACTTAAGTAATTTTATAATAGTATTTAGTGTTATGGTTGTTCAGGTGACATTGGATCTCCACCAAAGTCCTGTTGTCCCTCAGCACCAGCCTGGAATTCACCAGACATTTCAGCGTCATTTGGATCTGAATTTCTATATCTTTGTTGGTTCATTACTGCATCTGGATCAGGAATGATACCCACATTTCTTTCATACGAAATCTGTTTATCGATATCCTTAATCTCTCCATCAGTATATCCAAGAAGTCTGTTCCGAACTTGATAGACAGAGAAGTACTTACCAACATAGGGCTCAGCCATCGCTGCAACTTGCATACGATTCTGAATCATTTCTAGTTCTCTAAGTTCAGAGAAGTGATTATCATAGATAAAATCAAACTGCAAATGTTCTTTCATAGAGTCAAACTCTTTGGGAGACACAACACCCTTAAGAACCAGTTGTGTTTTTAAAATGTCTACAAATAGATGAGAGAATCTCTTTCTCATTCTACCTACAAACTTTGCAAACTTAACTTCATCTCTCATGATATTATCTGACTTTCCTAGTTGGAAACCAGACCCTGCATCCTGACGAGAGATAGGAACATTCAATGAACGATATAACTTGTCTTGGAAATACTTAAGGTCTTCTAGTTCACCTAGGTTCTGTCCACCAGGAAGAGTAGATACTTCAGTACCACGACCCCCCTCTCTTCTAGGAAGCCAATAGTCTTCCAACATCGACATAAACTTCTTGTCGTCACGAATTTCACCAGTGTTCTGGTCATATGAAATCTTAGTGCGGTATCGTGCCATCACATCACGAAGATAGTTCTCTGCCTTTGCTTTGGGTAGGTTACCAACATCAATGTAGAAGAGTCGTCTTTCTGGTGCTCTTGCCATTCTATAGATAACAATGGCATCTTCCATCCAACGAAGTTGGTTGAGTGACTTACTTGCTTTGTTTAGATAAGATAATACTTGACCACTATTACCATCAACTAAACCAGATGTGACATATGATACAGAGTCACGAGACAACCTAACACTATCTCCCTTCATCTGTGTTCCGTATCCAATACCATTACCCATATAGTTAAGTCCCTTCTTGTTATAAAGGAAGTACTCAACAATACGAGCAGGCATCTGAGCAGAAGCTTGACCCATCACCTGTGGTTCTCTAGATGAATGTGTCCTACTGGTGTTTTTTAGGTTTGGTTCTGGTAGTTTTGGATTCTTACGATACTCACGGATTGGTCGAATCTTAAGAGCATCAATGTTACGAATGTCTGTGATACCTCTTTCTGGATTGTTGAGATCAATTACCTTATGATAAAACAATCTTCCATCAATATACCACTTCCTAAACATTTCATGAGCTTTATTATTAAAGTCTAGAAGGTGTAAGATATATGCAAACTCTTCTCTAATAATAGTTTTAATTCTTTCTGATACATCTAGATTAGATAAATCAATAGCAACTGGAACATCATTAGTATCTGATACTACTGCTTCATTAATGATATCTTCAATGGCAGAATCCACTTCGGGATGTAGAGCCATACAACGATACTTTCGAATCTGTTCATAGTCTTTCCCACCCTGACTATCCATGGGCATACTATACCCAGTCAGTCCTCCAGCAGCAACTGTAACTCCATCATCTCGGTTAGGTGGAACCGGAGATATCTTTTGTATTTCTTCTAGTTCGTCCCGTTTGTATGAAAAACCAAACAGACGTCCACTTTGTCCTGGATTCACAGTTAATATTCTGATGTCTTATGATCTATTTAGATACAAAAAAGGGTCCCTGTTGGGACCCCATTGAAATATGTGTTATATAATCAACTAAGAACCTGATTAAGGTTGCTAGCGGGATCTTGCCATTCATTGTAACCATCAACGCTCTCTGCGTTCTTACCAGCGGCGTGGAAGTACTGTACACAGAACTGAACATCATACTCCTCAATCGTATCTTGAGTATCAAAACTCAAGGCGATATCAGCGATGTTGTTGGGCCAAATACCATTGAACTGATACACACGAAGCTGTTGTCCGAGTCTATCTAGTTGTCTTACTTCGGCTGTACCAAAGTAATCATCCATAGAATTTGCACCAATTGCAAAGTTCATATTTGCAATTGTTTCTGCCCACTTCTCCATAGTCTTACGGAGTTTAAAATCAGTGTCATTGATGATTGTTGTTGACCAATCAGCAAAGTTTCTATCACCTGAGACTTTCAATTTACGACCACGGAATGGTACGTCAATAATACCAACCTGTGAACCAGGGAGAGTAGCAGCCTTCACAAGGAAGAGTGCTTTCTCTGTAAGTTCAGCCTGGTTGTCTACAACAGCCTGTGGAAAAGTGATTTCCACAGAGAACATTGTAGGACGTACTCCACCGTTAGCAAGTGCCGACTTGAAATTCTCGATACTCTTTTTACTAACAAGTTGTGCCATTTAGTTTACCTCTTTTATTTGAAGAATTAAAAATTACTGAAGACCTTCAACTCTTCTGTTGAGACCAACGGCCTCACTGAAGCTTACTCCAGACTTAGTAGCCACGAAGTTCAACTGTACAAAGTTAATGGATCTGTTGGGTTTGATGTAGATGTCTGCAACAAATTCGTTACGATCAACTACTTCAGGAGTGTTATTGGAATCATCACATACAATTAAGAAATCAATACATCCTCTCTTGGACTGAACGTCACGAAGGAAGGGGTTAGTATTGTTCTTGAAGTTCACACGAGTGGGAACATCGTTGAATTCAAAGAGAACACTCTTGGCAATCTTAGCAATCTGTCTCTCACAATAGATAAACAGTTTTCTAACATTGATTCTATTAAAGGTTGAAGAATAAGAAAGACCTGTCTTATCACCATATAGAACCGTACCTTCTCCAGGGAAAGTTACAACTGCATTTACTCTGGAAGAGTAGAGTTGATCTCTTTGATCTTTAGAAGGATCATAAGCTAGTTTAACAACATTTCTGATTTGTCCTCTGGACATACCAGCTGGTGAGAAGAATGGTTCTGAGAACAATGAAGTCTGTGCCATTGTACCAGCAATATCACTGTTCAATGGAACATATCTGTACTTGTCATCAAACCTATCGTACATATACTTATATCCACTATCGAATACAGCATAAGAGGAAGATGAAAGTTGATCTGCCCACTCAATAATTTTCTTGGTAATGGTACCAGCGTTGATTGGTTCCAACGCAGCTGATCTAGGAGGACTAATAAGAACCATAGCGGTCTTAAGTCTTTCTCCAAGTGAAATTAGGTAATTTGCTTTACCTACTGCAGCAGAATACTTCTCTCTTTCTGTTTTGGATTCAAACAACACCGCATCATATGCAGGTCCTTGAATAATATAATCTAGATCTTCTACATTTTCTTCAACTACTTTTTCATAACCAGCTTGAACTTCACCTAGAGATGCAGTGAGTTGATCCTCTGCACCTAGTAGAATATATGGTTTACCAGAAGTATTGCCTTCAGGAATTTCTGATACATTATCTTTAGTTACTGAACCATATCTAGGTTGTAGTAGCTTACAAACAACACCTGTTCCAATTGTAGTACCAGGATCGCTTTTACCGTCATTGATAACACCACCTAGAGTCTCTAAAGGAAGGTTAGAAAAAATAATTGAGGAGTTGCTATTGAGTTGATCCTTATAATAGTTATTAGAACCCTCAACAGTAGTAGCATTTTTTAGCTTAGAAACAAGCATGTACTGCTCAATTGTACTTCCTTTCTGACCTGTGACTTCACCATATGCATCATATACAATCATGTTCAATTCGTCATCTGATGCATTTCTATCTTGTGCTGCAGCACTTGTACCAGGACGAGGACCAAAAGCCCTCCAAGGAATACCTTCAAAGGCAATCTGTTGTGAGTACCAGTCTACAACTTTATTAATTTCATATAAAGTAGGAACATTTCCAAGAGCGTCAATAGTGCTGTCAAACAACAAATCGCCAGGAGAAGGAATGTAATTTACTTCCCATACTTCTTTTCTATCATTCCAAGTGATAGGATTTTCAGTAGATTCCGTAACCAAAGCCGGTCCCTGTAGTGTCGCGTATAGTGGATTACTTGGAGTACTATCTTCTGTTTCAATAGGACTACCTTGTAGATCTACTGCAACTTTACCATCGTAAACTTTCTCACCATCAAATGGCCTATTGGGCCAGAACCATTGAATTCCTTGCTCTCTTGTATATGTCTTTGGTTCAAAGATCATATCAACAATTTGATTTGATGTCTTACTATAGAAAAGAAAATCTCCAACCTCACTTAAAAGTACTACTTCACCGATAGTTGTACTTTTTGCAATATCAGTGATAGAGTCACCTTCTGGTGTTCCATCAAAGGCATCTCCATAGGTATTATCTGATTGCTTTACAAAAGCAACTTTAATAAATGGTTTTAGTGGATCTGTTTCATCCAAATCTAAAACAACCCCGACTGATGTTCCAACTCGGATCATCGGACGACTTTCGAAATCACTTGAAGTATACCCCTCATCAATAATAATTTTTGCATATTTTGCAACACTTGATCCATTTACTACTGTATTGTCATTATTGAATACTGGTTTGATCCCAGTAGATATAAATGGTCCAACTACAGTTGCCTGAGCAGAATTTTCTGCATCCCCACCATCGAGTAAACTCGCGATCGTAGTTGCGGATGATACTACAGGAAGATTTCCATCAGCTGTATCGGAAAAATTACTGACAGAATTTCCTGCGTTATAAACAGATACTGAACTAGTTCCAATGTTAGGAGTAGATGATTTTAAAGTTACCTGATAATCGGCGCCCCTATCAATTACTGCAACAGCTAATCCATTAGCCCATTTGCCGGGATTTCTAGATAAGAATCTTCCCCATTGTGGATTGACTCTACTTTGTTCAATGTACTGAGTAGTATATTGATCTTCGTTCTTTAGATATACAGCAGAACCAGGAACTTGCTCAGTCATAGTAAACGCATCAGTAGCGTTTCTCATCTTTTGTTGGTGCAACATTCCAGAACCGGAATCTACAACATCACCTTGTGAGTCATCACAACGGACAACATAGCAGTTACCTGAGTACTCCAAAAAATTATTTACAGACCACCAGTATTCATAATTTTCGTCGGTAGGTTCACCAAAAATGTTTCTGAACTCTACTTCTTGTGTGATATAAGTCAGTTGATCAACTGGGCCTTTTTGGAAAGGACCAGCAACTACACCTACATTTTGCGTAATAGCATCTGCGACTCCACGGGTGAGATCAGTTTCTTTTAGAAATACACCGGGAGAGGCGGTTTTAATAACCATCTTCTCTAACTCCTGAATATGAGGATATTCATAAACTATTTAGAATAACCTATATTTTGAATAAGAACCCTTGGTATCACTAGAAGTATTTTCCA